ATAAACAAAAAAGCAGCTTTGCAAAAAGCTAGTATTGTTGATCGGGATCGACCAATCAAAGCGGATATTACTGACCTTAAAAAAGAATGTAGCAAGGTCAACAATTTGGTGCTTTGTGCTTTGTCACTTGATCCAGATTATAACTTTAGTATTGCATACCCAAACGCAAACAAAGAACAATTAAAAACTTGGGAAAGTTTCCGCACAATTATTAAAGGAGCAATTAAAAATGTCTAAACTATCCGACAGGGAAAAAAGCAGGCAAATGGATATTCATTTAAACCATTATATGGAATATGTTGACCAATTAGTTTTCGCATTAGAAAGGGCGAACAAGGTTATTCAAGTAGCTGATCAAATAACTAGTGTTCTAAACAAACAGCTTAGCCCATCTCATAGAACAAATAACAGAATGGAGCGAGATAATGGAAGATAGCATAATTATTATTTTTGGTTTGGGGTTTAGTTTCATTATGGGCTGGTTGTGTTCTTTGGAATACGCAAGCATTAAATCAAAAACTAAATAACCACGCAATAACCATTTTAGCCCCCCATTTGGGGGGTTTTTTTGTGCAGAAAAAAGACATTATTTTTGATTTTTTTGTTGACAGGGGCGGGGGCTTATGCTGGGGAACTGGTTGTGGGGTAGGTGGGACACCCCACCATAAGTGTTGGGTGGGGTGTCCCACCTACCCCACACTGTTTTGCGTATTTCATAATAACTTTTGAAACTTTGACCCCACCCCCCTTGCCATTTTTGCGAGCATATGCTATACACGTATTATACGAACCCCCCGGCACCCTTTTTGGGTCCTATACTCAAACTATGACTATCAAACTAAAAACGGATAACGAACACCCGGTGCCAGATAGAATGTCTATGGAGAAAGCACCTACTCCTATGGAAGAGCTTGAGGTAGCTGAGAACACTGCAAAATACTTAGCTACGCATACACAGCCTGTAGATATTCGAACAGAGGATGTGAAAAAAGCGCAAACCCTATTTAAAGATTTTGACAAACAGGTATCCCCTAAAACATTAAGCCAACCTGCTGTTATTGTGGCTCTTAGCAGCTATGTAAAAGAATATAGTAACGCTATTGTGTCTGATGCGGTAGAGACTAGAAACTTAATACATAACCGTTTACTTCAAATAAGTAGTTGTGGGGAGTATAGGTATGAGTTAAAGGCCCTAGAGCTTCTCGGCAAAATGTCTGATGTCGGTGCGTTTACCGAAAAGTCAGAAATTACAGTAACTCATAAATCATCTGAAACGCTGCAGGGGTTAATAAAAGATAAAATCCACAGGTTAATAGACTTAGACGTGGAAGATGCGGTTGAAGTAACAGATTCATTAGACGAAGAACTACGAAAATTTGAGGAGGAAAATGGGAACGGCCCAGCCAACGAAAACGGATCTGAAGAAATTTTTACAGAAACTACCGAAACTACCTGAAGCTCAGTTACAAGACTTGTACCGAACGTTAATGGAGTACGAGCATTTAGTAAAAAAAGAAGGCGCAGGAGATGATTTCTTAGAATTTGTAAAGAGAGTGTGGCCTACTTTTATATATGGGCCGCACCATAAACGCATGGCTAGAGCTTTTGAAAAAGTGGTTAGTGGTAAAATAAAGAGACTAATTATAAATATGCCGCCACGACATACAAAATCGGAGTTTGCTTCGTACTTGCTACCTGCGTGGTTTTTGGGTAAGTACCCCAATAAGAAAGTAATTCAAACATCTCACACAGCAGAGCTTGCGGTGGGGTTTGGTAGAAAGGTTAGGAACTTAGTTGATTCCGAAAAGTATAAAGACATATTTCCGGGAGTTGGATTGCAGGTTGACTCAAAGGCGGCTGGGCGTTGGGCTACCAATAAAGGAGGGGACTATTTTGCTATCGGTGTTGGAGGTGCTGTTACGGGTAAAGGTGCGGATATTCTCATTATTGACGACCCTCATTCGGAGCAAGAAGCAACCCTAGCTGAAACAAACCCCGAAATATACGATAAAACGTATGAATGGTACACATCTGGCCCTAGGCAACGTCTACAACCGGGTGGAGCTATTGTAGTTGTAATGACTAGGTGGGCAAAAAGGGATTTAACTGGGCAAATAATCAAAAATTCTATACAAAGATCGGGCGAAGACTGGGAATTAATAGAGTTTCCGGCCATACTACCTAGCGATAACCCTCTCTGGCCTGAGTTTTGGCCTCTTGAAGAGCTAGAAGTGCTTAAAAACGAGCTGCCTAACTCAAAATGGATGGCTCAGTACCAACAAAACCCAACTTCAGAGAACTCAGCTATAGTAAAACGAGAATGGTGGCAGATGTGGGAGAAAGAAGACCCCCCCGCATGTGATTTTGTATTAATGTCTTGGGATACAGCGTTTGAAAAGACACAACGTGCGGATTATTCAGCATGTACTACATGGGGAGTGTTTTACAAAAACGGACCCAACGGAGAAAGGCAAGCTAATATAATCTTACTTAACGCATTTCGTGATAGGTTAGAGTTTCCTGAGTTAAAAAGAGAAGCTGTACACCAATATAAGGAATGGGAACCAGATTCTGTAATTATCGAGAAAAAAGCGTCAGGCGCTCCGCTAATATATGAAATGAGAGCTATGGGGATACCTGTTCAGGAGTTTACTCCTAGCCGAGGTAATGATAAAATCTCAAGATTAAATGCCGTTTCAGATTTATTTGCTTCTGGCTTAGTTTGGATACCAAATACACGATGGGCAGAAGAAGTTGTAGAAGAAGTTGCAAGTTTCCCTGCTGGGGAACATGATGATTATGTTGATTCAACGTCTTTAGCGTTAATGCGATTTAGAAAAGGTGGGTATATAAGGGCTTTGCTAGATGAAGAAGAGTCCGACATACTAAATCATAAGTTTCGCAGAGAACCTTATTATTAAAGGATGACAGGGACATGGCAATAAATAGCATAGAAAAAGCGCTTGGTGGGGTGGGAGAGTCTATAGATCCTACGTTGGAAAAACAAGAAATACAGATAGAAATAGAAAACCCAGAAAAAGTTTCTATAGAATCTGGGGGGTTAGAAATAGAAATAGAGCCGGGTAAAGAAACGGATGGAGAGTTTAACGCTAATCTTGCTGAGGATATAGATGAGCAAGAATTAACTACTCTATCTGAAGATTTACTTGGTGATTTTGAAGATGACATATCTAGTCGTAAAGATTGGATGCAGACTTATGTAGATGGGTTGGATCTTTTGGGGTTAAAACTAGAAGAAAGATCGGAACCGTGGCCTGGAGCTTGTGGTGTACATCACCCACTACTTACTGAAGCACTTGTTAAGTTTCAATCTGAAACAATCATGGAAACCTTTCCAGCACAAGGCCCAGTAAAAACACAGATTATAGGCGAAGACACGGCAGATAAAAAAGAAGCTGCGGAACGTGTAAAAGCTGATATGAACTACCAACTAACTGAAAAAATGGTTGAGTTCAGGCCTGAGCACGAAAGAATGTTATGGGGTTTGGGGTTATCAGGTAACGCTTTCAAGAAAGTATATTATGACCCTAATTTAGAACGACAAGTTTCTATATTTGTACCCGCTGAAGATATAGTTGTACCTTACGGTGCTTCTGATTTAGAAACATCTGAGCGTGTAACTCATGTCATGCGTAAAACACCTAATGATTTACGTAAGCTACAAGTGTCTGGGTTTTATAAAGATATTGAATTAGATGAACAAGACTCTGGATACTTAGACGAAATTGAAAAGAAAATAGCTGAAAAAATGGGGTTCTCTGCATCATATGATGACAGGTTTAAAATACTAGAAATGCACGTTAACTTAGATTTGCCTGGATATGAAGATGTAGACGACAAAGGTAAAGAGACTGGTATTGCTCTACCTTATGTAGTTACGTTAGAAAAAAATACTGGGCAGGTTTTAGCTATACGAAGAAATTATTTATCCGATGATGACCTAAAGAAAAAACGTAACCATTTTGTACACTACGGTTATGTACCGGGGTTTGGGTTTTATAACTTTGGTTTAATTCATTTAATTGGAGCTTTTGCTAAATCAGGAACTTCTCTCATAAGACAACTTGTGGACGCAGGAACTTTATCTAACTTACCCGGTGGGTTTAAAACTAAAGGGCTTAGAGTAAAAGGTGATGATACACCAATAAGCCCTGCTGAGTTTAGAGATGTAGATGTACCTAGTGGGTCTATAAAAGATAATATAATGACTCTCCCATATAAGGAGCCTAGTCAGGTTTTATACACATTATTGGGTACTATAGTAGATGAGGGTAGAAGATTTGCAAGTGCAGCAGATTTAAAAGTAGGAGATATGTCTGCTAACAGTCCTGTGGGTACAACACTCGCAATACTAGAAAGAACTCTAAAAGTTATGTCTGCTGTACAGGCTAGAGTGCATTACTCAATGCGCCAAGAGTTTAAGTTGTTAAAAGGGATAATAAGAGACTATACACCAGGCACTTACACCTACACACCAGAAAGCGGTACGCCTTTTGTTAAAAAGTCTGATTACGATTTAGTGGAAGTCTTACCTATATCTGATCCTAACGCTTCTACTATGGCTCAAAAGGTTGTGCAGTATCAAACCGTTCTACAAATGGCACAAGGTGCTCCACAGATATACAACTTACCGCAGCTACATAGACAAATGTTAGATGTATTAGGGATAAAAAACGCATCTAAATTAGTGCCCCTTGAGGATGACGAGAAACCAAAAGACCCGGTATCCGAGAATATGAATGTCTTACGTATTAAGAAACTAAAAGCATTTTTGTATCAAGACCACGATGCTCATATTACTACGCATACTACTTTTCTAAATGACCCATCTGTAGCACAGTTAATTGGGCAAAACCCACAAGCTAAAACAATTATGGCAAGTTTGCAAGCTCATATAGCAGAGCATGTTGGGTTTAAATATAGAGTGCAGATGGAGCAACAACTTGGAGCGCCATTACCTAAGCCAGATTCCGAGATACCAGAAGAGTACGAAACACAAATTTCTAGGCTTGTAGCTCAAGCAGCTACTCAAGTAGCTCAAAGTAATACTGCTGCTGTGGCACAACAAAAAGCCCAGCAACAAGCACAAGATCCAATTATTCAAATGCAGCAACAAGAATTACAAATTAAAGCGCAAGATGCTCAACGAAAAGCACAAAAAGACCAAGCCGATACTGCCCTTAAACAAGCACAGATTGCAGTAGAGCAGGAGAGAATTGCTTCACAAGAGCGACAAACTCAGCTTACCGCTATGGCGAAAGCAGCCACAGAGGATGCGAAGTTAGAACAGAAAGAGTCCTCTGAGGCTATAAAAATGTTAGTTGAAGAGCAACGAGCTTTAGATAAATCAGATGACGAAATAGCAAGAATGTTTATGCAACAAGCTATGTCAATGACACAGCAAGAGCCTCAAACACCACAACAACAACAAACACCACAACAACAAACACCACAACAACAAACACCACAACAACAACAACAAACACCACAACAACAACAAACACCTCCAACACAGGAGCCTAAATAATGACGACTGTTTTTGAAGTGTTGTTTGGTAAAATAGATGAAGAGATAGAAAGTGTTAGTGGGGCCATAGCTAAAGGGTCAGCTAAAACTTATGACGAGTACCAAAAACTTTGTGGTGTAATAAAAGGTCTAAACACTGCAAAGGCACACGTTGAAGACCTTAGACGAACTACGGAGGAAGACTACGAAGATGAGTGAAACGACTGAAGAGGATAAAGCTACACAATTACCAGAACCTTCTGGGTACCACATTTTATGTACGGTACCTAATATAGAAGAGACGTATGAGAGTGGTTTAATTAAAGCTGATACAACAAAACATTTTGAAGAAATTTTAAGCACTGTGTTTTTTGTCTTAAAACTTGGGCCTGATTGCTACACAGACAAAACTAGGTTTCCTAGCGGAGCTTGGTGTAAAAAGGGAGATTTTATTTTAGCTAGACCCAACTCAGGCACTAGGGTAAAAATACACGGCAAGGAGTTTCGCCTTATAAATGATGATAGTGTAGAAGCGGTTGTAGAAGACCCACGAGGAATTTCACGAGCATAGGAGAGTAAAATGGCTGAAGAACAGAATATACCAAATGAAGAAAATGTTAAAGAAGAAGTAAAAGCTGAAACATCTGGTGTTGAGATAGAAATATCGGACGATACCCCAGAAGCAGACCAAAACCGTAAAAACTTACCTAAAGAGTTAGTTGAAAGGTTAGATTCTGATGAACTTACCGAATATGATGACAAGGTAAAAGATAAAATTTACCAACTTAAAAAGGTTTGGCATGATGAAAGGCGTGAAAAAGAACGTGTCATGCGTGAGAACCAAGAAGCTATTAAGGCGGCACAACAATTACTAAATGAAAATAAGCAACTAAAAACTAGGTTTGTAGACACTGAAACAAACGCGGCTGGTTTAGAACTAGAATCAGCTAAAAAACAGTATAAAGAAGCGTACGAATTGGGCGATAGCGAAAAAATGTTAGCAGCCCAAGAAGTGCTTAATGCTGCAAGTATTAGATCAGATAAGGTAAAAAGTTTAAAAACCCCTTTACAAAAAGAAGGAAGTAGTGTACAAAAAGAAAATACAGCACAACCTGCTGCTTTACCGCCTGACGCAAAGGCTATGGAATGGCAGAAAAAGAATGATTGGTTTGGTCAAGACGAAGAAATGACTAGCCTTGCATTAGGTTTGCACGAGAAGTTGGTAAAGCAAAACGGCATTTCATATGCCACTACGGATGAGTATTACACTGTTATAAACGACACCATGCGGAAACGATTCCCAGAGAACTTTAACTCTGATGATGTTAATGTTGAAACAAAAGTTAAATCTTCAGCAGTTGTAGCTCCAGTCACACGAACAACGTCTTCTAAGAAAGTACGACTTAGTACGTCACAAATAAATTTAGCAAAAAAGTTAGGCTTAACACCCAAACAATATGCAGAAGAATTAATTAGATTGGAGAGTAAAAATGGTTGAAAAACGTATGCCGCGAGATAACGAAAATAGAACTTCCATGGAGCGACCAAAGAGTTGGGCACCTCCTTCTGCATTACCGGAACCTGATAGGCTACCCGGATACGATTATAGGTGGATTCGCACGTCTACTTTAAATGAGGCTGACCCTCGAAATGTTTCTATGAAGCTAAGAGAAGGTTGGGAGCCGGTTAAAGCGACAGAGCAACCACATATGCAAATTGTATCGGATACGCATAGTAAGCATCCAGGCTGTGTGGAAATAGGTGGGTTACTGCTTTGTAAAACCCCAGAAGAGCTTGTAAAACAACGAAATGATTATTATCAGAATCAGGCTAATAACCAAATGGATTCAGTTAATAACAATTTTATGAAAGAAAATGACCCAAGAGCGCCTTTGTTTAAAGATCACAAAACATCGGTATCTTTTGGTAAAGGTAAATAATTTTTTAGGAGAATTTAAATGGCAGCTACTGCTTCCCCTTTCGGGCTAAGATCTACCAACATGCTTGGTGGAACGCCTAATCATGGTGGCGCTATCAGAGAATACCCAGTCAAAGCTAATAATACGGCTGGAATGTTTTT